CGTCGCATCAAATGCAAACATCACAAGAGCACCAAGCCAGGAATGGCTTGGCCTTGATCGATGGGATCATAGGCGGTCTATGCCGGGGGACACCCGGTATGACGCAAACCCGTGCGATCTTCACGAAGAAAGAAGCGTCTCGCCTTGGACTGTTGGGTCCAGGTAAGATTGCTGAGATTCTTCGGATTACACGGGTCGAACCTACGTTGGGAGGCCTTATACAGGTAACTCTCGGGTCTGATGTAGTGCCACATGCCTTGAAGCTCGCCCGCGCGAGTCTTGAGGTTTTGTGTGACTATTCATCCGAGAAGGTCCTTAAGGCCCCCCTTGAATCGCAGCTATCCGCATACGTGCGGATGCTGGCGTGGCCGGTCGAGGACTTCGTTAAGAACGCGAAGTTTTGGGTAGCCTACCCAATGGCGTCGTTTCTCAGAAATGACCTTCCATCCCGACCGCCACTTTCGTTTTCCCCGAACGGCTCCCTCGATAGGGAGCTGTCGCAAGGGGAAGCCCTTCTCTACACAGGCTGGATAAAGCGGGTCTTGAAGAATCGTCTTCACAGTTTCAACTTGAAGAACTGTCGACTCTTCCTTGGCCTTCTACAAGGCGTCAAGCGCGGAGCGGAGGTTGTACCTCCTGAGTTCATCCATAGTTCTATGGTGAAGCATCGTGCCGCGTTGACTCGCGTACGTGAAGTCTCTTCCGATTGGACTGCCGAGCTGCAGCCCTACTTTGATAGATTCTTCAGGTCTTTCCAGCCGTCCACCCCCCGCCTCTATGAGGCAAGTACGTCGGCGTGCTACGGTAGCACCCGCTCGGAAGGTGGGGCCCGCGAGTATATTCGGAAATCCTTCGTTCTTGGAGATCCTACGATAACAACTCGTGGACATGTGTTCACTGGTGTCCCGTCTTCGACGTCCGAGCTACTCGGGATGTATGAAGAGCGCCCAGGCCTCGTTCGTGAGGTGAGAGGCTTTCCTGTCTACTCGCTCCAGGATTTGAGATATGAGATGGCATCCCATCAGGACGACCTTGAACGTCGGTCGGTGATGGTGCAAGCCGTCCTTGAGCCCTTGAAGGTTCGCCTTATAACGAAAGGGAACGCATTTAAGTACTGGTTCAGTCGCTTCTTTCAGAAGGAGCTCTGGACACATCTCAATAGGTACCCTCAGTTTGCACTTACAGGGCATCCTGTGCAGCATTCGGATCTTTATGATCTGGTAGACCGGGAAAAACGACTTGGCTTGGACTTCCCTCTCTGGGTTTCTGGTGATTATTCCGCGGCAACCGATAACCTCAAGTTGCAGTATACGAGGATGGCTTTCGAAGCCGCCCTCTCGCGGTCGGGTTTGAGTGAGCCTGACAAAGTGCAGCTCAGGGACGTACTCTACGAGCAGTACCTTCACTACCCAAAATCACAGAACTCGAAGAAGGATTTGGAGCCTGTTATGCAGACTACCGGCCAACTCATGGGTTCGACGCTGTCGTTCCCTATCTTGTGTGCCGTTAATCTTGTATGCTACTGGAGGACCCTCGAGAAACGCCTTGGTCGGCGTGTTCCGATGAAGGATCTCCCAGTCCTCGTCAACGGAGACGACATCCTGTTCAGATGTGATCGACCCTTCTACGATGAATGGCTACGAGCCATCTCTGAGGTTGGGTTCGAGTTGTCTCTTGGAAAGAACTATGTGCACAGTTCCTTCCTGACCGTCAATTCAACTGGTTTCCTCTGGACGCCTTCGGGCCGTCTGGTGGATGTCCCATTCTTGAATGTCGGCTTGTTGACTGGTCAGTCGAAAATCGGTGGCTCCCGTCGGGAGACGGAGCTCATGCCGATCTGGGCATACTATAATGATTGCATCTCGTCAGCGTGCGACCCTTTGAGGGCCCACCATCGGTTCATTCATTATAACAGGTTCTCCATTGACGCTTTGAGCCTCAATGGCCAGTATTCTCTGTTCGTTGATCAACTGTTCGGTGGTCTGGGTTTCGACCTGACCGAGGAAGTCCGGTCTTCAACCGGCTTCCACTTTACAGCATTTCAACGTCGTTTCGGAAATCACCTTAGATCCTTGTACCTCCGCCCGTTCGACGGCGAGTTCGAGGCTGCCAAGGTTTTCCGTGGACTCGTACACACAGAGAAGAGCCATGTTCAGCAAAAGCACGTGTACCATTATGGCCGGTATATACCATATCCGGTCATGTGCCCACTCAGGGAGGGTCTACGCGAACGCCTAGACCCATCAACTGACTTGAGGTGTCTTCTGATGGCTAGCTCTTTGCTACCACCCGAAGATGATTCGTTGGTCATACGGCCTCCGAATCATTCCGTCCTACGGAAGTTTCGTTCCTCCCGTACCTCGTACAATCATGTTGATCGTCTTCTCCACAACGTACACCGAGTTGTGGAGATCGTACCCTTGCAGTGAGCATCCTCCTTTCTTCCCCTCTTCTTCGACCCGAGCATGTCGTTAAACTGCCCATTGGGTTGAAGTCTGTAATAGCCCAAAACGGTGACTCTCTGTACTTGGTGGTAGCCTAAGCTCTGGCCGCCACTTTGAGAGTCTTAATACTTCCGTGCTATCCAGAATGCCGAGAGACTACACGGCGCTCCCAAGTTGAACCGATTCTGACCCGGACTGGCCTTGATGCCAGATGGGGTGTTCGGTCCTGGAAGACACAGTGTCATCCGCCTATAATTCATCGATGCGATCAACAGCATGGAAAGCTATAATCGACTTAGTTCGTGACGCGATCCAATGTCTCGCGTAGGCGTCATTGTGCCGATCTCGATCGGTTTCAGTTCATCTTGGTTGGACTTCGATGTATAGTCCCCGTCGTCCACGGGTACCCAATACATGGACAATTCAAAGAAGATGAAGGGAAGGAGGAATGGTGTGGGATCCCGGAAGGGATCGAGGGTGGTAATGGCCCCTGTAGCTATGTCGCGCGCTGTACAGCCCACAAAGCTACCCAAGACACGCTCGAACGGTGTCTGGACCCAGGTTGCACACTCAGAGTGTTTCGCTACGGTCGTCTCGACTGGGACTCCGTATGCCGTAACATCCTATGCGTGTAATCCTGGTGTTGGTGCCATCTTCCCATGGTTGAGTGGTGTGGCGGCTCGTTACGAGACCTATAAGTTCGTCAAGCTGTCTTTCCGTTATTACACCCAATCGGCGAGCACCCAAACAGGGGTCGTCGGTTTGGCGTTTGACTTCGATGCGTTGGATCCGGCTCCCTCGAGCCAGTTCCAGGCGCTGTCGTACCGCGATCGTGCACAAGATGCGGTTTGGAAAGAGCTTGTCCTGAACCTCGATCTCGCTCAGGGCGATAAGTTGCCGACCAGGTATACCCGTACAGGTCTACCTGCCAGTCCCTACGATCTGAAGACGTTCGATCTAGGGAACCTTCACGTGTTCACGGAAGGTGTCTCTGCGGCTACGATAGGCCTCTTGGAGGCCACGTATGTCGTCAACTTGTTCACACCCCAGATCCAGGACCCGCCCGCCGGTACGGAATACGGCGGTGCCGGGTTAGATGCAACCCACTTGATTGGTACTGATGCGGCGGCTGACGCGCAGGCATGTTTGCCCTACGTATTCACGTCGTCACAGTCCATTACCTTCAAGCAGGTGTGGGAAGGTATCCTTACCTTTCGCATCACTGGATCTGTTCTCTCAGCCAACTACGCCCCCGTTCCGGGGGGCGGAGGGGAGTGTGGAACGGTATTGCAGATTGTCAATGCGGGTGCCACGGAAGTGATCGGATTCTTCCGTGTGAGGGCTCGACCTGGGTCGACTCTCACCCCTACCATTACCGCAACTACCGTCGTATCCTCTCGACTCAGCTTGGGTATCGGCTCTTATGAGAGCTATATCTGAGCAAGAGGGATCCCAGGTCGGTTGACCTGCGATCGATGTAGGTTCATACAGTCTGTGTTGTACCCGGAGCCGGCGCGAGCCGCTTCGTCTATGGCATAGACCGTCATTGATCCCATCGAGTTCTGGGAAGGTTCACCTACAGTAGGAGAATCCTAGAATCGTCGCGTAGCGATACGCGGCCCTAGTAATCCCCGGTGACGTTCTGGTTCTGGGTCCTTCA